GATCTAGCAGAACTTAAAGAACAAGCTGACAATAGCATTAGGTATTGGCAGGAGAAGCTTGGTATATCTACTCTTATTATTTGCTTCTCACCTAAAGGGTCAAAATATTTTAGGCACAAAATTTTAGAGGATTATAAAGGCAACCGAAAAGCTACAAAGAAACCTCTAGGTTATCATTCTCTAGTAGAATACCTTAAGGAAGCTTATACTACCTATACTTTACATGAGTGTGAAGCTGATGATGGACTTGGTATCCTAGCTACTGATGGTAGTTATGCTAGAAATGTTATCGTTAGTATTGATAAGGATATGTTGACAATCCCATGTGAATACTTTAATATAGATACTGAGGTGACTGAGACTGTGACTGAAAAGGTAGCAGACTATATGCACCTGTACCAGACACTGGTAGGTGACTCTACCGATAACTATAAGGGATGTCCTGGTGTTGGCCCTAAGAAAGCTACTGAGATACTTAAAGAACCTACTTGGGATTCTGTATTGACAGCTTTTAATAAGGCTGGCTTGACTGATGAAGATGCTTTAACACAAGCTAGAGTAGCTAAGATACTAAGAGCTGATGACTATGACTTTAAAAAAGAGGAGGTAATATTATGGGAGCCGTTAAGAGCATGATGTATTGCGATGAATGTGGACAAGACAAAGAGGATCACATGGCATACTGTAAGAGTCAAGAGTTGAATGATCAGTGGGTAGGTGGTAGTACTGATATCCGTCCCACCTACTATGCTAAGTATAAGATTGATCCTTGGACTTTTATTATAGAGAACCAATTAGGGATGGACGTAGGTTCAGTAGTTAAATATGTAGTACGACATCAAGATAAGAATGGTGTTGAAGATTTAAACAAAGCAATAAAATGTATTGAAATGATGAAGGAGTTTTACTATAATGAAAAGAGTTAGAGAGTTTCATGAGAAGATGGAGTTAGCCATTGATCAACCTTACAGCAAAGAGTTAATGGACTTTAGGTTACGGCTCCTCTTTGAAGAGATACAAGAACTGGCAAGTGCAGCTCTTGATATTGAAACTAATGAACACACAGAAGAACGTCATGTTATGATGCAAGACTTACTTAAAGAAATGTGTGACGTGGTGTATGTGATTAAAGGTATGGCAGTATCATTTGGGATGGACTTTGATAAAGCATTTGAGTTAGTCCATAAGTCTAACATGAGTAAGCTACCACTAATCAAGGATGCTAATGGTAAAGTCCAGAAGGGCTTGAACTATGAGCCTCCGATACTGGAGGGATTAATTAATTGACCAAACCATCAGTAAGAGCACAGGTAATAACAAGACGTACCTACAATAGACCTACAGAGACAGGCTATGAGACGTGGGAGCAGACAGTAGACAGAGTGATAGCTCACCAGAACTGGCTGTGGAATAGAGCAGCTGGTACTGAGCTAGGCATAGGGCCAGAGTTAAAAGAGTTAAGACAGCTGATGCTAGAACGTAAGGTAATGGTATCAGGCAGGACACTGTGGTTAGGAGGAACTGATGTAGCTAAGAAGAGAGAAGCTAGTCAGTTTAATTGTGCTCATCTTAAAGTGGAGACTATTCATGATGTTGTTGACAGCTTGTGGCTCTTGCTGCAAGGATGCGGAGTTGGCTTTACGCCAGTTGTCGGTACGTTGTCAGGCTTCACATCCCCTATTAAAGAAGTACAGATTATCAGGAGTAAGAGAACAAAGAAAGGAGGACACGAAGGGAACAAAGAGTCTGTCGATTCTGGGACTTGGACAATTACAATTGGAGACTCCGCTGAAGCTTGGGCAAAGTCTATCGGTAAGCTTCTTTCATTCAAAGGGAAAGCTACAAAGTTCGTACTCGATCTCACACAGCTCAGACCAGCAGGTCAACGACTCGCAGGATACGGATGGATTAGCTCCGGTGATGGGCCAATATCAAAAGCCTTCTCAGCAATCATTCGGATTCTAAACAAGAAGTCTGGACAGCTCTTAAGTAAGATGGACATCCTAGATATAATGAATCAACTAGGTACTGTGTTATCCTCTAGGAGATCAGCTGAGATAGCATTGGTGTACCATGATACTCCTGAGTGGGAAGAGTTTGCAAGAGCTAAAGATGATCTAGCAAGTATGCCACATCGTTCTCAATCTAATAACAGTGTAGTCTTCTGGAGGAAACCTAGTGATAGTGAACTCGACATGGTCTTTCAAATCATTAAAGAAAGCGGTGGTTCGGAGCCAGGAATTATCAATGGAGAGGAAGCTAGAAGAAGAGCACCCTGGTTCTCAGGAGTCAACCCTTGTGCTGAAATTCTGCTCGGGAACAAGAGTTTCTGTAACCTTTCCGAAGTTGATCTACTTAAATTCAGAGACGATAGCGGAGGATTGGATCGAGCATTGTTTCTTGCAGGTAGGGCAAACTATAGGCAAACACTTGTCAACCTCGATGACGGAATACTACAAAGAACTTGGCACGAGAACAATGAATACCTCCGTCTCTGTGGGGTTGGACTCACAGGTATCGCAACCCGTTCCGATCTCAATTCGTATGATTATAAAAGGTTCAAGAACCTAGCTATACATGGAGCATACTCTATGGCAGATGAGCTAGGAACTCAGCGTCCTAAGAATGTCACTACTATTAAACCTAGTGGTACACTGAGTAAGATCATGGACACTACTGAGGGATGTCATAAGCCAATGGGTAAGTACATCTTTAACAATGTTAACTTCAGTATCAATGATCCTATGCTACCTAAGCTAAGGGAAGCAGGGTATCATGTTGTACTTAATCCTACTGATGAGCATAATGCCATCGTCACCTTCCCAGTAGCTTGGGATAACATTAGGTTTGATAAAGAAGGAGATCTATATGTCAATAAGGAGTGTGCTACTGAGCAACTCACACGATACAAGTTACTCATGGATTCTTACGTTGAACAGAACTGCTCGATTACGGTATCTTATAAAGAAGATGAGATCCCTGCTATTAGAGATTGGCTTAAGGATAATTGGTCTAGTTATGTTGGGGTTAGCTTTCTTCCCATTACTAATACTACCTACGAATACCTCCCACAAGAAGTAGTCACTGAGGCTAGGTATAAAGAGTATGTAGCACAGTTAACTGAAGTAGATTTTAGTGACACTGATAGCACACATGAGATAGAAGGTGATGAGTGTGCTACTGGTGTGTGTCCTACTAAATGATTACTGAGTAAGTATACATAAATATCAAGTCTTTAGGAGAGCCTTTCATGGATTTTGAGAATGATATTGTAATAACTAATGGTCTACTTAGGATACTAGAAGATAACTTTGGTTCACACTTATTGTATAGTTGTGATACTTGGGATAAAACGTGTGAACTTAAAGGTCAACTTAAAGTATTGCATTGGTTAAAAGATAAACAAGAAGAATTACGAGAAGATCAGTTTAAGAATACAGATAGAATTAATATAAATACTAGCTAGGAGTAGATCGTGTTGAACTTATTGACTGTCCTTATGTGTGGTGGTGCTCCAAGTATACCACCTCCACCTCCACCCCCTCCACCTCCCCCACCGCCTCCAAGTCCTCCAGCTCCTATAGCTAATCTCTCTGCTAAGAGTCCTTCAGAGAAAGCAACTACTAAAGCTAAGACTAGGACAGCAAGGAGAGCTACAGGGAAGTCTAGGTTTAGGACGCTAGGTTCAAGTGGGCCTACTGGATTGAATATAGGTTAGACTATGTGTGAACCAATTTCCATTGGTATTGCTATTGGTGCTACTGTAGGGGCTGTAGGTGCAGCTGCTACTGGTGGTGATGTTTTGCAAGGAGCACTGATAGGTGGTGTAATGGGTGGAGTCACTGGTGGTATGGGTGGCTTAGGTGCTGGTAGTACTGCTTCTACAGTAGGACGTACTATACTCCAAACAGCTCCTGGTATGACTACCATGATAGGAGCTACTGGAGTTAGTACCGCAGCAGCGACAGGTTTTGCTGCAATGGGTTTAGGTGGTAGTATTCTTACAGGTATGATGGCTCCTAAAACTCCAGACTACTCAGGTTACACTCCAACTTCTCAGTATGCACAACAATATAATAGTCAACAAATAGCTACCACAGGTAGTGGTGGTAGACAGGCAGCAGCTTCTTTAGCTGAGGCTGTTCAAAGAAGTAAACAACGTAAACTAACACAAGCAGACGTAGGTGATCTTAGTATTGACACGTCTTCTTTTGCATCCACAGGAC